GCTTCATTACCTTCGAAAAGGTACTGGGTAGCACACTATAGTAAGTGCGACTATTACCATCCTTGTCCTCCCAAGTCCTCTGGCGAAGCCGTCCGTCGATGATAACCCGATCACCCTTAGACAACTCAACATTCTGAGAATACTCAGCATGACTTCCCCAGCCGTCAACATCCATATAGACGGTTTCTTCTTTGCCATTCCCTACGGATTCATTAACCGCAATCCTGAACGATACCAGATTTTTTTCTGATACAGTTTTATACTCAGGATCACGAGTCAAATTACCCTTCAGTGTAACACGATTATTCAACATGTTAAGCTCCCACTCCTCGTCGAGACAGTGCCTTACGTGCCAGTCGTTTACTGTAAACAACACCATTGTCACGCAACAAATTGCGAACGATGCCACCGCTATCAGTATTTGCAAACCGGGAATAGAAGTCCCGACCGGACATTTCCCCATGTGCAAATTCAGTAACAGTTCGAACGTTCTGCTTAGAACTCAAAAGAGTTCTCCAATCGGTAGTCATAGCTACACTCCTCAAAAACAACCACACTAAAAATGATGACACAGCGTCATCGTTAAATTTCGTATTCAACCTATTATAGGTTGGAACATGTAAAAAGACAACCCCTAATTTGGAAAATTTTTATTCTTCTATCAAAGTGAATGACGGAGTTTCTTTGAAAATAATTTGGGCAACTTCGTCTCCGGGATTAATAGAGACAGATTTTCCGCCATTGTTAAATAGTTGAATTTTAACCTCGGCATCAGGACTGACAACCGATGGTAGTATGTTAACATCTGCAGTAGCTAAAGGGTAAACAAATCCAGCAAAACTTCTAGGGATTGACAAAAAACTGATACCAGTGCTTACCTTGCAGAAACTACCCGGAAGGAGAACAATCGACTCACAGGAATATAAACTCCAACCGGGTTTATTTGAGTGCTTGGTGGGAAGTATAGCCTCGTCACGGATTCGTGTCAAGCGAATTTCCCAAAAATCTTTCATAACATAGTCAATACATTCGATATGCCTCTCTGGTGTATTGTTTGGGTTGCAGAAAGTTTCGAATATACGCTCATCATCATTCACAAATTACCACCCAAAGTTACTAAACCCAATACCAAATCCACCCTGCCTTCGACGAGAACCTCCAAACCTAAGATAGAATTCAGATCCTCTTCTGCGAGGTCCGTAATAGCGATAGTTATAAAAACCATACGGTCTCGCGAATCTTGGGGGACAGTAAGGACGAAAATTATTAAAGTGATAGTGATGTTGCTCGCCCTGCGGAGGACCCTCTGGAGACCTACGAGGCGGTCTAGACTCATCATGTGACCGAACACTTGGAGACAACATAGACAATGAACAGAATACCAACAACGTTAAACTAAGTTTTTTAATCATTTCACTCGCTTTCATCTGGAGTTTCGTTTTTAGCCCAACATCCATCGTTATTTAGCCAGTGGTCAACGGCCATGATAATTGCTTGGATAACAGCTCTATAAACTAACCAAGCCAACCATCCAGAACCAATGATGCCACATGCTCTTGCTCTCTTAATTGCCTTTTTGTGTGAGTATTTTTGGAAGTCTGAATACTTCATACCCATCGGCATTTCGTTTGGCGTTTCTTCTACTACTTTGCAAATATTTACGCAATCAGAAAGACTGACTTTGCTTTTCATTGCGGTGTATAAACCAAATCCGGCACTATCTGTATTATTTAATCTAACAAGCATTTTTGACATGATTAAGATTTCACTTTTTTATAAGTTTTATATCGACGGGAGAATGATCAACATCTATAAAAATAGAACTATCGTCACGACTTGCTGTGATATTGGTGATAGTTGTTGATAAGAATCTCCACATAACCTTAGCTGGAGGATTAAAAGTAAGTTTGTTATCAGATATCGTAACTGTTTGAACGGGACTTAAATCAAAAACAGCATTGTCCTGTGTGACCCTTCCATGATCTAATAATGAATGAATCACATTCAGAATCGATTCATCGACCTCAATACGTTTGTCAATAAATGACGTAGTCGTTTGAGCTGGGGGAGAAGTATAAAGAAGGTATCCAATAAAAAGTATACCTATCCCCGAAATTTGACCCTTAAACATTAGTTAATACGCTCTCTATAACATTTACCATTAACACACCGTATACGATATCTTGTCTTATCACCAGTTTTGCTCACAGAATTCTTCTGTCCTTTGATAGTACCTGTACCCGCATGTGCTGCCCGTAATTCTTCCATAGTGTTAGTATGGGCCGCTCCGTGTATCTTTGCTCTTTCATTACTGCTCAAGTTCATACTGTTCAGAACATCACGATCCAGACCGTGCTCTTCTACAAGATGACCAATACTGGGTGGTCTTTTGTTGTGATAATATGAACGGCCTACATAGTTGTCCAGAACCCATCTACAGAAATTCTCTTCTGACTGCTTTTTTTCTTCTTGGGCTGCTTTGTCCTGTTCCAAAACACCCAGTCTCTGTTCAAGACTATCTATTGTCGTTACAAGGTTTTCTATTCTTTCTTCGAGCGTGTTTATCTTTTCCTCAAAAACCATATTGTCACAATTACATGCAGCAGCAGGAGGAGTAGTGGATTCTGATTCTTCTTCCAGAAGAACTAAACTTAAGCAGAAACCAAGAATAATGATTAGAGGTACTGGAATTTGTCTCATTGTTTTTCCTTTATATTATAATACCATCAACAAAATTAGTAAAGGATATTTTTCTTGGCTCAAGGTTAGACATATCAGAAACACCGATAGCAACGGTAAATCTATCTTTCAACATTTGCTCAAAGGCTTTTTGAGTCCAAGTAGCCCATCCACCATCGCCCCATTTGTCTCCCCATGAATTCATCATATCTACCTCACCGGGGCGTTTTTTGCTCATTTGAGGAAGGGTAACCGCATGACCTCCGCCACCTCCACCAGAGTAAGATGTGACATGCTCTCGATTTACAGAGGAATTCCATCTGATTCCAATTGAAACAGAACCTAAACCAGCTTCAAGAAATGTGACCAATCCATCCCATGACCGAATGCGGACGGATTTAAATGCTCTAAATCTTTCGGCTGATTCCAATATCCCTTGCCAATTGCTTGGTCGTTTAGGATTGTATTTAGACGGGTAGGGCCATAATTCCTCCTTACATATACCAGTCCCAGTTGCCAATTTTACACCACCAGAAATAGTGGATCCTCTGTCGCCTCTGATGCCATCTAGTCTTTGAGTTTCATAATAACCCATAGCACGAGACAGTTCCAAGGATTTTTCGCCAATAGCTATACATGAAGCCATTTCTACACAAGAACTTATTGAGTGCCCTTGACAGGCTCCTTGACTTCTTTGATTTTCTACCTTTAATATATCGCGGGCGTCGAAGTCGTTAGCTTCGTAATCACCCATCATTAATAGGACTTCATTTTCAAAATTGAAGTTTTGATCCAGGTTCTGGAAATCTTCTTGGTCTATTCTCCAGCCACCTTCAAGTCCCTCATAATCTGTAAAAACTTCACTACTCATCTGGAGTTACCTCCTTAATCCCTGTAGTCTTATGATCACGAAGACGCTTAGCGGCTTCTTCGGCTTTACCATTCCACCACAAAGAAAGCAGTTCGTCTCGAACCCCACTGTGAGTTTCTTGACGGGCAGCAGAAAACTCAGTAATAAAAGATTCTTTGGTCTTATCGCTTTTATCTTCGTCTTTGAACTTTTCAATGATTGCGGCTAATTTTTCCCTGTAGGCGTCGTCAGCTTGATCAAGGCTATCTGAGGGAGTTTGATTCCCCGGAAAGAAAGCGATGAATGCAGCAAGAGCCAAACCAATTATTGGAATATTTTTGCTATTCATCCGTTGGACCTTTTTTGTTTTCTCCTAATCGGATCATTTCTTCCATTACGATATCCTGAGAAGACTTATTTGATGTAAGATAAGTTATCTTGACAGAGTCGTTAGCATAAGGACACGAAGCCAAGATGGTTTTAACCTGTTTAGTAAATGCTGTGTCTTCAGTGGTTGGTTCTTTGTCGGACTCAGGGGTTTTATCACTTTCTTTATCTGAAGACTCTTCGTCTTGGTCAGAATAGTAATATATCCCTATTGAGACACAGGCAATAACCAAACCTATAATTTCGTTTGGCGTCATTGGCTATCCTCCTTATCAGGTTTTTGCGGTTTGTTTACCCATGTCAGCTACACCTTGTCCAATGATATAGGCAATAACGAGAGCAACAATTTCTCGGACTTGTTCTTCAGGCAAATTGAAGCGAGTTGATAAGAATGTGGCAATGATGCCGATAATCATTGCAGTAAATTTCTTTGAGCTAAACAATACTTTGATCATGTCCATCAGGTGACTCCTTTGTTAGAGTTTAAAGTTCGGGTTCATCTACCTATATAATAGGACTATGAGTGTTATTTTTCACAAAAATTTTTGTGGTTTTTAGAAAGTAAGGACGCTGCGGGGAAAATTAGTGAATCGCTATAATTTTAGGCTGCTTTTCTTCTGGTAAAACTTCTTTGGTTTTAATGGTTAGCATACCATTTTCCATAGCTGCACTCTCGATTTCGTGATGCTTAGCGATTGCGAACTTAGTTCTAAAACTTCGTTTAGCAATCCCATTGTAAGCATAACTTACATCCTTTGGCTTGTCAATCCCTTCAGACGAGATTGTCAAAACGCCATCTTGAAACACGACACTGACATCTTCTTTACCATAACCGGCTAAAGCGATATCAATTTGACCACACCCATCAACTGTTGAGGAGATACTGTGTGGTGGAAATGAGGATTTAGTACTACCTAATTCAGTCAGTAGACAATCCCACCCTACACTACGGTTTAAGAAATCTTGCATTAGAGTCATATTGACCTCCGATCTATTACCCTTTAAAGGCATAATAAAAAAATGCAACGCCCTTACTTGATTGGATGATGGGTATATATCAACATATCTTTCCCATCACCTGTTTCAATAATAATTAGATACCCAGCATCTATTAGACGGGTAGCTATTTCTATTTCTATATCGCTGAGATCTTCCATGAAAGCTTTGTTGAACAGCATAGCGATCCATTCTATGTCTGGAGTCCATGCATCATACATGTTAGGATCTTCTGTACTTTCTAATGGGTCTAATGAAGTAGTGTCCAACAAATCCACCTATCCTTTTCATTCCCAATTTTTGTCTGATGTAATTTTCCAGTCTGGTTAGCGGGCACTTCAGCTCTCTACTACAAGTAATTAAGAGTATAAATGAGCAAATTGGAAGTGCTTCATACCAAGGAGACAAGATAGGAGCTACAAAAAATGCAGTGAAATTACCAATAATCACCAACATATGAAAAACTACCAGAAAATAGAAAAAGAATAATGACCGCTTAGGAGGCGGTGGCTCCTTCATAATTTCTCTATATTCTTCATCAGTTACTCCAAGCCAATCCAACTTACTCAATTCAAAAGAAGGGTCTTGCTCTATTAACAAATTCCATTCATTTTCTAATTTAGACAAAAACTCAGGAACTAACACGTCGGCAAGATTTGTGCCGGACATTCTCTTGAGCATAAAAATACTAGATCTAACTGAATAGTTGTCTGTGACCAGTGCCACATCTGTGAATAAATCTTTGACTAATCCTCCCGCTTCTTCTGGGGATAGATATTTAGTCATCACCTCGGAAATTCGAGCTGCTTCTTCTTGGGTAGTTGGCATAATAATTCCTTTCTGTGGGTATATTATTATACACTAAATAGAAACATATGGGTCACATTGTTTCCTTTAATCTCTCTAAAGTTGCCAATCGGTCTTCAGCATCCGCCAAATTAGACAATGCTTCATTTAAATTATTGTGTAGATCTTCTGTACTATGATCACCAATACCTGCTGGATGGTCAAGCAAGATATGTAGACTTGCCCTAGCCTTAACCCTGTCTGTAATAGCCTGATAATACAACGAATCTAGTGCTGCCTGACGATAATTACTCATAGTCCAAATGCCTCCAGTGTTAGTTTAAATGGGTTTCCCTCAATATTTTTAACCTGCTCCAACATAGTAGCAGCAATCTCACGGATTTCAAGTTGAGCATCAGGTTTATTTCGAAGATTTAGAAAATGAACGAATGATCTCCAGTTGAACATCACGTCAGCAGTAATTTGACTGGCATATGGCTTAAAGAATCTTGCTGATTCTTTGGCTCTCTTACGATCCATCCCACTTTCAACAAGATCTTCAATACACTGATGATACATACGATTGGCATTTCGATTAAACGAAATTAGATTATTTCTCCAAGCAGTGCTCCAATCTTCTGGAACATAGAAGTTATCTTCCTTCAATTCCTTATAACGAGCAGATTCGGCATTAACACTCACACCCACTCTATGCTTAAGAATGTGAATATGTGAGGCAATATCCGTAGTAACCAAGAAATGAAAAGAAGATTTTTCAAATGGTGTATGATGGCCAGCTTCTGCCAGCATATTCAGCAGTTTACCCATACGATCACGCTTATCGTCGGTCAGGTCTCTACTGGTAGATGTCCAAGCCGACAAAGCATGAGACTCATCACTACCATAATAACCAATCAGTTCCACTTCGTTATTCATCGAGACCACCTACTAGGATCTGCCAATCCATTATCCAACTTACTTGTATGTGTAGTATATTCACCAAAGTCATCTTCACACACTACTTTACCATTGTCAAGTTCTTTTACAACCATTGAGCGATGAGAACCATAAAGTGTTGGAGTAGTAACCTTGATTGATCGTCCTTCATGTCTTACCTTAGTCTTTGCGGGCATTATTTTCCTTTCTCATAAGGCCAAGTTTCTGCAAGTGTTGAATTAACACCTTTGATATCAACAATCCATCTACCATATTTACCTGTTTTGGTGGTGGTCACATAAACATAACCATTTTCATCCGTGTTTTCCTCTAGTAAAGTGGCACAGGTATGAGTGGCGTAGTGCCAGTCCGTGTGCCCTCTTTCTGGTGTATTGACATTTGCCAATCTACCTCTGATTTTTGTAGATATATTAAAACCTAAATCAATCAGTAAATCAACAGTATCTCCATCTACTACCTTAACGACTTTTGCGAAGTATTCATACATTTCAAATCCTATTAGTTTAGATGAGACATTTGAATTGGAGGCGGGCGGAATCGAACCGCCGTCTTGTATAATCTAAATAATAATCTCGTTCACATGTTTGGCTTCTAAGAAGCATCCCCAATTTATATGATATATATCCAGCTTTGGTTTACAGGGTGCTGAATAACCCCTACCGCTACGCGGCGAGTGCAAAACTAGTAGTTTTAGCAGTTATTGTTTAGTCAGCTTTTTACGAGGCCAACTGACCAACCTCGACATGCGATTATTATCTCTAATTATCAATCGATACCCTTCGCCCCCTAAAAAAAGAAGCGGTAAAACATTATACACATCTTACCGCTCCATGTTAATCAATTAGTGAAAATTACCACTGACCTTGAATTTCTCCACCTGCACGAGTGCAAGCGTCTACAAATACCTTAGTATCAATACTTTCACTAACAAATCTAACAGATCCATCAGCTAAAGCTACCACAGCACCACCGGGATGGAAACTAAATACTTCACTTGTATTGATTCGATTAATCATATAAGTGCTATATTTTGTCAATCCATCTTTTGTGGCACCATTAATAGCAAAACCATTATCTGGATCAGCCCAACCTGTTCCGTCTGCAGAAACATAAGTACCACCAAAATCTACCACCTTGTCATCAGTATAAGCCGCAAATCTATCAGCGTTCATCTGTCCTTCAGATGTCCAAATAAATGGTTGACCCGCAACTTCTGCTAGACAAATGGTATTAGACGCACCATCGCGAACATGGGCAAATTTATTAGCATATCCCTTAGACAATACCCCAGCACGAGCGGCTTCACCGGGATCAGTAAGCCCCAACACCTCTGTGTAGACCTTCTTCTTTACTTCAGTGATGTTATTGTAATCACCTGCTGCTGCACCCACAACCCAATTAGGATCAGTTCGATCTGAAGAAGGTGCTGATGGACACAAAAATGTGGACACTTGATGCGATATAGCGTGTCTATTTTCCGCTGCGTGCCAAGCATAATTAAAATCTAGATCATGCTGTAAATTTGCTTGTTCGATATAAGGTAGAACCATAGTAGTCCATGATTGATATGAGCTTTCATTTGGATCTAGTGGATCGCCCGGATTGTCATGAATTACTGACTTAGGATAAAGCCGCGAGGCGGGCAATACCATATGAGTACCTTCATAGTTATGAAGTGCCAGCACAAGCTGCTTCATATTGTTTCTACACTGTGTCCTCCGTGCTGCTTCTCGTGCTTGCTGTACCGCCGGTAAAATCAATGCAATTAGTATTGCGATTATAGCAATAACTACCAATAACTCAATTAACGTAAATCCTGCCTTAGAATTCCCCCTACCGCGAAACATGTTTAACATTTGTATTTCTCCGCATGTCAACAATAAAAAAAATCTGGCTCATGTAACAACTCGCCACATGAAAAAAAACCAGTCAATTAGATTACAGACGTGAGGACAATAGCGAGAATTAACAGATATTGATCGACTTCATTAGGAGTCAGTTCAAAACCCAGTTCAGCGAGTTTGGTTCTCCATCTCAGCTTTTCTTTACTGTTCATCATACAAACTTTATATAGATAAAGAATGGTGCTAAAGTCCCCATTAATACAAAGCTCATCGAAATTTTCATAAAGACTCCAAGCCTTGTCTATGTCTATAGTGTCGTCATAGGCGGAAGACAACATGTCATATAGTATTTCTTTATCCATTTTTTGCAATCTTAACGATTATTTAACAAAACTCACACGTTATCAGAGTAGTTTTTCTAAAAACTCGTTATAAACCTGATCGGTACATCCAATTTGACCGTCATAGCTGTGAATACTGTCTACAAATTCTCGCAGATGAGAAATGCGATCTTGGATTTTTTGTTCAACGTATCTACCACTCTTGATCACTTCCTCGCATTCCTGCAGGAAACTAATTAGGGTTTGTTTTTCGCTTTTTTCAATCATGATCGAAACCTTTTGAGAAGACGAGATATTGCTGGTAAATTATTATACACAAAAAACCTGACCTAAAGAGGATTTGAGTCTCTCTAAGACTTGTGGAAATCCCTGTAGAACCAGAGTACATTTTTTTTCCAGTGCTTATTTAAACCCATTGTATCATTCGGATCATCCAATGGGCAATAGGCATTACCTAGAAAAGTGATATATTGATTAAGATTTCTTTCATCGCCACCCTGATTTACATATCTCTCCCAATTCTTTTGCACAGTCGCAGCACACCATCCAGCCTGAGATCTGTACGTTGGCTTTACATCGGGATGTAGAATTCCATACTCTCTACCACCGCAACCATTTTCCGCATACCTGATAGCCGCTACAACGGGAGCTAATTTGTTATGAAGGTTGGGATGGATGTTGGAACCAATAGCTTCATTAAAGTCCCGAAGTCCGTCTACACCATCTTTTTTTTGAATAGCTTTATGATATCTTGTGTAGAAAACCTCAGCTACAATACCACCTTTGCTGGGATTGTTCCTGTTGGGTCTTCTGGGGGGAGGTAGCACATCTTCAGCATCCAATCGCATTCTCAATAATGTATGCTGAAGTTTTATATTTTGATTGAACAGACTAATTTTGATTCTCTCTATTTGTTTTCTTATTTCTTCGGCGTCATATATAGCATCTTCCGTACAGTAGCTCAATATTTCTTGTTGTTCTTGTTGCAATTCTGCTTCAGTAAGAGTTGCTTTGCCAACACCTGGATCTTTGTCGCGAGATTCTTTAGAAACACACTCAGGGCAAAGGAATTGATGCTCAGCACTGGGGTCGTGCTTATTCTCATAATGAGCAAACCTCATCATAATATCGCTATTATCAATCAATAACTTTGTAACAGCTGTAATCTGTAAATAAGTACTGTTGTTATTTGCCCTTAAGGTTTGAAGGTTTTTATGTGCCTTAAATATACCCCTAGCCCTCACTACCACAGATGCCACATTGAGAGTCATAGAGATAAAGAGTGCAATGATGATATATTTGCTTTTCATTATAGTTCCTCTATTCTTTTGGCCTTATCGTCAATAACAAGATCGAAATGCGGTTTTTCATCGCCAGTTTTTAAGTCGTGAAACCTACAACCCCATGCATTAAGTTGGTTCAATGTGTGCTGCTTGTAGTCTTTGCCTGACACTGAACCACGAGCTGTCCAGTATATAATCTTCCAGCCCTCATCGAACATTTTATTAATCTTGGCGATATTGTCATAGTCTGGTTCTGAAAGATCATACCTTCTCTTACCAGAATAAAAACAAATTGTTTCATCAATGTCTACAAAAGCGACTTTTTGTTTGCCTTCCGGCGTCAATCTGTTTGCTTCATGAAATTCCATATTTCCCCCTTACAGCAATAAGGTTAGTATAAAAAGAGTCAAGAAGACTACAATCAATTCAATTATAATAACAAACAAATTATTTAAATGCTCTTTATTGAATTTCATCCATCTTCCATCATTATTAACACTCGCTCAACTCCGTATAGCGTAAACTCCTGACAGACATGACATCTAAGTTCTTTAGCATCTGGCTCAATACCAAGACTGCTAGCCCCACAATCTGTATTGATACAGAAACCCTCATTCATATCGCGGGCAGCTGCATCAAATACCTGTTCATAATCGAGATGATTCATGGTATCATGACAAACATATAGGAAACTAAAAAACCAACTACTATGCCTACAATAAACATAGCGATTGTTAACCTAAAAGACACGGAAAAATTCCTATTATTTCCAGTATTGCTGTAATTGATATTACCCATCCTAACATTTTTGGGTGCGTGTTTAGGTATACGACAAGGATTTTCGAGATTCTCTAAACATCTCTCTATCTCTTTCTCTGAAGTTCTTGGTGGCATTATTTTTTCCGATATAAAGTGAGTACGAAATTATCTCCCTTGTCTACAATTTCAAAATGATGATCCTTGGCACGGTCGATATATTTTTTAGGAATAGCCATTGCACCTCCGTTCTTATAGATGGCAGCAGAAATAATATACTCTAAGTATTTTATCACTTCCTTGTCGTTCATCTCCGCCTCCAATCATATCAACTATCTCATCCCGTGAATGCAAAGCACAATAACTACAGATACCGCCAGACCCAACATAATCTTAAAGAAGTCCTTCATAACAATAGGCCACACTCTTTTGATCTTCTTATCAAGTGTTGTAGCAATCGCTAATTCTCTACCGCACAACAGACCCACAAACACCCAAGTTGTACTCATCGGAATGTTGTTCATCTGCTTGAAGTATAACAAGACGAGAGCATAAACACCATCGATAATTGTAGCTGACCTAACATATTCTGTAGATGTTTTCTCGATAACGATCTGCTGAATCTTACCACCTCTTTCCCAAAAGATCAAGGCCAAAATTGATATCAGCAAGACCAACATGCAAATCAACATCTCTAATGGTAGAGATCTTGGAAGGAACACTGCAATGTTAGCCAAGTCATGACTGAGCCAAGTATACCACAGGAATCCTGTCGTACCCCATTGTGCAACTCTCCACGCTCTTTCGTGTTTAGGATTGACCTTATTCTTCTCGTTTAAGAAACGAGACATCACAATCCATATCACATATGCTACCACAGCAGCAATAGCATAACCCAATGCACTCTTAGTCAACATTTTCTGGAACACAATACTATCAGCAAAAGCTGACAAAACTAAAAATGTTGTAGATACAGGTATGCCCCATCTAGTCAATGCCAATAGTATTGCTGGGGCCAGTGCGTGATACCATTCAATTTCTACATGTGGTATTTTGGATAATCTACCAAAGGAGATGTCGCCATTATTAACATACCAACCATAAGAGATAGTAGCCAATAAAATAACAGAAGCAAATACCCACTGCCTAACCCAGCTAATCTTTTTATTAGAAGCTATAAAGGTTCCTAATGTTTGAACCGCATCATTACCAACAACAGAACATGCGGCAAAAATAACACCAATCATCGCCCAAAGTTCAATCATCTACTAACTCCCAAATCAAATCACTGTTAAATCTTACGGAAAATAGAAACTTTTGATTCCACTCATTTGGAGCAATCATAGACAAGAAGTCTACACCTTCCTTGTTTTGATACAAATGATATGTCTCACCAATTATAGGTTTGAACCTAAACTCAGCCTCTAAAACTTTTTTATTTACATCAAATAATTCAGACACTTTATCAAACTCATCTTTCAATTCTTGAAGTTTAGATGCGACTTTCTTATTGACATTTATCTTAATATTATTTTTAGTTGTGGTTATGTCTGTGATTGTAATTTTAGGGTCAAGTGTACTGATTCCATATGGCAGTGTTGACTTTTTCCAATCTGGATGGTTTGGCTCAGACATATAACTACCATCTTCTAAAGATATTATAGGTGATGAAGAAGTTGGTGACAACAGCTTGTATAACAATTATAGTCCGAATAATCGCAATATAGTCACTTTCTTTGGAATCCTTTCCTGATTTTTCTCCTAAAGCTTTACACCATAGCTTCCACATTTTAATTCTCCCATAACCCGGTCAGGACTTGAACCTGAACTAATAGAACCAAAATCTATTGTGCTACCGATTACACCACCGGGTTGCTTTCTCTCCAGATCTTTCCAACTTTCCAAAGAAACAACAAAAACACAAAGGAGGAGGCAAGAAATCAAATACACGCCTGAAGTGTCTCACTCTACCGTTAGCATCTTTTAACATAAAGTGTCGGACTTGCCTACCCTTGTCTCCGGGTTCTGACTCAATAGTGAAAATTTCTCCACCATAGATCAGTTTAAGTATTAGAGCCCAACAATAACAGTTACCTATGAAGTACATTCTATCACTCGTGACTCAGTAATAATCTTATCCATAAATACATCGTGAGATGCCACAGGAATCTCATCAAAAATCTGACAATCAAATGCTAGTGCTACCAGTGTAGTATCTGGCCGAGCATTTTCAAGTAACTTATCATAAT